CCGCGATGAAATCATCGAGCAGTTCCTGGAGGACGTTCTCTAATGTTTACCAACCGTGTAAGACAGGCCATTGCGGCCACCCTCCAAGGCCTGCCGTTGTCCGCGACGGTGGAAGAGTTCACCCCGCCGAAGATTGAATTCGACATGGAGCCCATGTCCGGTGGGCGCTTTATCGCCGAAGAAATGGCCAAGAGCGGCAAGGTGCTCGGCGCCACGCTAGTGCTGCAAGGCGCCGGCCCGGAAATCATGCTGGCGCTGGGCGTGCGTCTGGGTGACGACATTCTGTTGAACGTGCGCGAAGCCGGCCAGGACCAGGACGGCAAGACCTACTTCACCTACCACACCGTCGGCGGCAAGCTCAAATCCCTGGCCGAGGCGAAGCTGAAGATGGGCGACAAGGCCACCACCACCCTGGAATTGTCCTGCCGCACCTACAACCGCCTGGAAAATGGTATCTCGGTGATCGACATCGACGTGCGTACCCAGAAGTTCGTGCTCAACGGCGTCGACATTCTGGGCGACGCCCGCCGTGCCGTGCTGATGCCTTAAGCCCACCGGGGCGGGCCTGCTCGCCCCATTACTTCATCAAGGAATTGCCCCATGGCCTGGATGCCACCGCTGCACCGCCTGCTGTCCCCGATCAGCGCCGATACCGGCGTGACGATCGAGCAGGTGCAACTCAAGCCGCTGTACTACGCCGCGCAAAAAGACGCGCTGGCCCGGGCCGGTGATGACGAGGACGACCAGTTCTTCGAGCTGGCGAAACTCGCCACCGGCCTGTCGGAAAAAGAACTCGATCAACTCAAACGCCCGGACTACGTGACCATCGCCCAATACGTACATAAGATGTCGACACGTCCTGCATCGTTCTTCCTGGGCGAACAGCAGGAAACCGCCCACGACCAGCCGGTGCAGTTGCTGTTGCCCCTCGACGCTGCCGGCCGCACCCTTACCGAACTGCCCCTGGAAATGCCTGCCCTGCGCGCCACCAAGGTGATGAAAAAACTCGCCACCAACAAACAGCGCGCCGAGTTCATCACGGCTCACTGCACCGGTCTGATGATTCCCGATCTCGCCGGCCTGACCGTGCCCGATTGGACCGAATTGCAGGAGCGCATCGACGATTTTTTAAATCAACCGGCGGCCTTCTTTCGCAACGCGACATCGAAGTGATCCTCGATGTGGTGCCGCTGGTTTATTCAGTAAACGAAGCGGAGATCCTCGACTGGGACGCCGCTAAAGCATTGCGCCGCTACGACATCGCGATCACTCGCCTTGGCGTTAAACAGGAGTAGAGCGGGATGCAAGAGACTAGATATGGGATACGGCTCGCCCAGGAGGACTTCCGCTGGATGCTCGGCGAAGCGGATCTCGGCAACGTATTGGCGCCGTTTTCCAAGAGCGCGGTGGCACCTGTAAGCCTGGAGGCTTCTTCGCAGCCGCAGCTGGCGTTGCGCTCTGCGCTGTACACGCTCAGCGTGGATATCAACGCGTTGACCCAGGAGCAAGTGCGGCTGCGCGAAACGTTGGAGACGCTCAACAGTACGTTGTTTATCAGCAGCGATTCTTTATCGCCTAAAAGTGCCAATACGCAAACAAGCGCGTTGAAAGAGGAGTCGACTGGCCCAGTGCCTGCTGCTGACAAATCCGCCGGGGATGAATTGTTGGATACGGCCAGGGACAAGATTGTTGAAAAACTGATTGATCTGGTTTTCGACGGGGCTGTAAAGCAGTTCAAAGGCCGCAAAAAAAACAGCAGGCCCAAGGCACCACTTTCTGGTCCTCCTCAAACACAAAGCCTTATTCCGGGCGGCTCGCAACAGGGTGTCCATGCAGGGGCGCCGTCGCAGGGCTTTCAATTCTTTGCCGGTGCCAGAAGCCCCGCGCCCGCCCCGCCAAGCGTTGCCAGCAGCGCGCTTAAAGATGCCCTCGCAAAACTCGAATCCGTTGGTATTCGGCGGCTCGCGCCATTGAGAACGGCAGAAGCTGCGGTGGACGTCATCCAGGGCGTAAGCAACGGCGATTCACATGCCGTCGCCGGGGGCCTGAGCACTGCAGGCGGTGCCTGGGCAGGTGCCTCCGCCGGAGCAGCCATCGGCACCCTGGTTCTCCCCGGCGTCGGCACCGCGGTCGGCGGCGTAATCGGTGGCCTGCTGGGCAGTGAGGCCGGCGCCTGGATGGGTGACAAACTGTTCGGCTCGCCTGACCGCCTGCCTGCACCCAATGCGGTCAGCAAGGAGCTCAACAGTGCGCGCGCAGACAGCGTGCAGGTCAGCATCGCCCCGAGCATCCAGATCACTGGCGTAAACCCGGCCGACGCCCAGTTGGTGGTCAATCAAGTGATCCAGGCGTTGCAATTCCAATGCATGCCGATGGTTACGGATTCCCTTGGACTGCGTCGTAACGCAGCACTGGCCGATCCTTCTGGAGGTGATTGATGCGACAGCAAATGGTACTGGGTGACTTTATTTTTGGCTTGTCCCGAGGGTTTGCGTATTCCTCGTTGGTGCGAACCAATGACGGCGGCTGGAGCGACCTGGCGATAATTGCCAGCAAGCCTCAGTCGCGGCAGAGCGGTCAGAAGCTGGAAAAACTCACCTTTGCCGGCACGGCCATGTACGGCGTCGGCATGCAGCGATTGGACGAATTGCGCGCGCTGCAAAATGTGCGAGTGCCGCTGCCCCTGGTCGATGGCATTGGCCGTAACTGGGGGTTGTGGCGGATCAATTCGGTGGTGGAAACCCAGAGTAAGGTCATCGATGACGGCACCGCGATGGTCATGGCCTGGACCCTTGAACTGGAGGAGTTCGTCAATGCGTAGAGTGCGAAGTATTGCTGGTGATTCGGTCAACCTGCTGCTCTACCGCGAATTGGGCCGTTGCGATGACGCGGCGGAAGAAACCCTCTGGCACTTGAATCCCGAGCTCGCCGAATACGGGCCGGTACTGCCGGCCGGCGTGTGGGTCGTCGTTCCGGAAATGCAATTGCGGCCGGGTGCGGTACGACCTGTTTTGGCCTGGGACTAAGGAGGCTGCATGGCACAGGGATTCACGCCAATAGTAGAGTTTTACGGCGCCAACGCGGCGCTGCTCAATCAACGCCTGATGCACTGGCGCCACACCGACGCTGCCGGTATTCAGGCCGACCGGCTGGAGCTGACCCTCAATATCGAAGGGCTGGAAGGGCTGCCCAGCCTGAGTGGAAAGATCGGCCTGCGGGTTGGTTATCAGGAGTCGGGACTGGTGGAAAAGGGCGAATTTGTCGTCACCCAGCGAACCCCGGTGCTGTTCCCCATGCGGCTGATGATCGTAGCAACCGCTGCACCCTTCAGCGCTACGGATGCCAGTGGCTATCGCCAGCGTCGATCCGCCAGCTACGGGCCGACCACCCTCGGCGCGTTGTTTCGCCAATTGGTCAGCCGGCACGGCTTTTCACCGCGTGTGGCGCCGGCGCTGGAAGGTATTGCGATTCCTCACATCGACCAGTCCAACGAGAGCGATATGGCATTCATCACCCGCCTGGCTACGCGTTACGGCGCAGTGACCAAACCGATCAACGAGCTGTATGTGTTGGCCGAAGCCGGGCGGGCCAAGTCGCTTTCGGGCCAATTGCTACCGGAAGTGAGATTGTCCGTGACCGCCGACAACCGGCCCGGCGAACAGGCGTTCATCACCGCCAGGCTCGACGAAAAAAACCGCGCCAAATACCAGGGTTGCCGTGTCACTTGGTGGGATGCCGCCGCCGGCAAGCGGCGTGTGGTTCAAGTCGGCAATGCTCCTTTCAAAACCCTGCGCCAACCCTGCCAGAACGAAGATGAGGCCCGTGCCGTGGCCGAAGGCGAACTTCGAAGGGTAGGGCGCGAAGGTTTGAAGTTGCAGATCGATTGCCCGGGCAACCCGCTGCTTGCGGCTGAAGGGTTGCTGTTGCTGGATGAAACCTGGCCTTCGTATATGCAGGGGCAATGGTCGATAAAACAGGTGGTGCATGTCGGCGATCCGGCAACGGGTTATCGCAGTTCGATCACGGCATGTGGGCTGTCGGTGTAGTGACTTTCAAAGGTAAACCCATGGTGATTTCTCTCCCTCAACTGCTTCAAGTGATGCCAGGAGCCCGCTTGAGGGCCGACATGTTCATAACGGCTCTAAATGCAGCGTTGAATCAATATTCAATCAACAGCTTAAAGCGCACCGCTGCCTTCCTCGCCCAAATCGGCCATGAGTCCGGCCATTTTCGCTACGTTCGCGAACTCGGCAGCGATCAATACCTGAGCAAATACGACACTGGCACCCTGGCTGCGCGCTTGGGCAATACCCCCGAAGCCGACGGTGACGGCCAGAGGTATCGAGGGCGTGGGCTTATCCAGATCACGGGGCGCCGCAACTACCTGGCCTGCAGCCAGGCACTGTTCGGGGACGATCGCCTGTTGCGACAACCCGAATTATTGGAGCAACCGCAATGGGCGTGTGAGTCGGCCGCCTGGTTCTGGCAAAGCAATGGCCTGAACGAATTGGCCGACAACGACCAGTTCACCACCATCACGCGGCGTATCAACGGCGGGCTCAATGGGCTGGAGGACCGTTTGCGCCTGTGGGCGCGTGCCAAGGCGGTGTTATGCGTGTCTTAGGCACGTGCCGCCTGATCGGCATATGCCTGCTGGTGGCTGTTGTCTGGCAGGTGCAGGCGTGGCGATATGGGGCGCGCATTGAACGCTTGTCGGCAACACAGGCGCAGGCTGCCCTGCATCAACAACAGGCCGAACAGGCCAAACGGCAGGCCCTGGAGCAACAGCTCAATGCCAGTGATCAACAACATGCTCGGGAGTTGAGCGATGCGCAACGTAATCAAGCGGCTTTGCGTGACCGCCTGGCCACTGCTGATGTGCGGCTGTCAGTCCTTCTCAACGCTACCGACGCCGCCAGTGGCTGTTCACTGCCAACCCCCGCCCCCGCCGGCAGCGTGGTTCATGCAGCCCCGCGAGCCCGACTTGACCCGGCGCATGCTCAGCGAATTATCGGCATCACCGACGACGGTGATAACGCCCTGATTGCCTTGCGCGCCTGCCAGGCCTACGTGCGCGCGGTCGCCCGCTAATCTCTTGTTCCAGTCTGTCGCTTGCATGCGCGATTTGCTCCTGTAGGGTAGGCAAACACCCCCCCCCCCACTTCTGGAGACGACCGTGAAGGAAATCACTCAACTGGCTGCTGAACTGGGTCGCCGCCTGCAGGTGCTCAACGCCCATGTCACCACGGCCGAGTCCTGCACCGGTGGCGGTATCGCGGAAGCCATCACGCGGATCCCGGGAAGCTCGGCCTGGTTCGAGGCGGGTTACGTTACCTATTCCAACCGCCAGAAGACCCGGCAGTTGAATGTGCCGGAAGCGTTGTTTCCAAGAGTGGGTGCGGTCAGCCAGGAAGTGGTGGAGGCGATGGTACGTGGCGCACAGGAAAAAAGCCTGGCGCGATTTGCCGTGGCGGTCAGTGGCGTGGCGGGGCCGGATGGGGGCTCGCCAGACAAACCGGTGGGCACCGTGTGGCTCGCCTTTGGCGTTGGCGAGGAGCTGACCGCCGAGCTGCAACACTTCCCTGGCAGCCGCGATGAGGTCCGCCGACAAACGGTAAAGGCCGCGTTAGAGGGGTTGTTGCGACGAGCTGCAGCAGAAATAGACAATCAGGGGTAGGCGATCTCCGATCTTTGTGGAA